GTCCCTGCCCCAATCATCCAGCGGTTGCTCTTTGGCGGCGGGCGCGTACGGCGAACTGCCAAAATGCGCCGTGACAGCTCCCCCGCCTGGAAGGGCTCCAACGCTCACGGCATGAGAAGTCTATTCGATTGGTTACGCCAGCGCCGGTCAGCAGAAACTTGCGAACGCAGCGATACACCGTGCGCTTCGCGCTCGAGCGCACGTCACCACGAGATCGATTGATCACTTGAAGGCAAGAAACGCCCGCAGTTGCGGGGGAAGGCCCCCTATGCTCGCTAACAATAGCTGTACTGGGGGCGACTCGAAATGCTGGCGCATGCAAGTCGCCTTAGGTAACCCAAAGGCGATCATGTGAGATGCCTTCCCAGAGCAAATTCGTTGGTCCAGGAGCATGGCAACTCAAGTCAGGATACACTGACCTCATGCTTTGCTGATTTCTTCGCAAGCTGCTGAACATGAATGCTACTTTTTCTGCGAAGGAATTTCATGAGCCTCTCAGCCTTCATACGGTCTGACATGACCGTGATCCTCGCCGAATGGACGGCTTTCGCTAAAAAAACAGCCCCACCGGAAAGCGCGATGTCTAACTTGGCATTGACGGATCATGCCGAGGCCATACTTTGCGCTATTGCTACCGACATCGAGACGCACCAAAGTAGACAACAGCAGTACGACAAGTCTCAAGGTGAAGGGGAAGACACTCACGAAAAGGAAAGCCCAGCGGCAACTCATGGTCGACTACGGCAAGAAAGCAATTTTTCATTGCTTCAGCTCAGTTCGGAATTTCGCGCCCTTAGGGCGACCGTGTTGCGCCGCTGGTTGCCCTCCGTTCATCAAATGTCGGAAACGACGATTCATGAAATGATTCGGTTTAACGAGGCAATTGATCAGGCGCTCGCGGAATCGATAGTGACGTATTCTGCAAGAGCAGACCGGACGCGGGACATGTTCCTGGCGGTGCTTGGGCACGATTTACGGGCACCTCTCGCCAACATTTCGCTAGTCGGAGACCTTCTTATGCGGACGGTAGTGTCCGAAGAGCAAGTGGTTGCCCTCGCGCAAAAGACGAAGCGCAATGCAATACTGATGAGCGCGATGGTGACTGACCTTTTGGGTTTTGCAAGATTGCAACTGGGAGCGGGCATGCCGATCGTGCGTGTCAATCTCGATACCCTAGAGGTATGTAAAGCTGCGGTGGCTGATGCGCGTGCCATGTACCCGAACAACACAATTGTCTTTCATCCCAGCGGTAACCTTTCAGGGGCATTCGATGGTACTCGTCTGCGGCAATTGGTGACTAACCTTTTAATCAATGCCGCACAGTACGGCTCTGCCGGTAAGGACGTGAAACTGGATGCAGTTGGGAGCGAAGACGCGATCACCATCAACGTAACTAATTGGGGGCCGGTTATCCCACCAGAATCGTTTAAAACCATCTTCCAGCCATTGGTTCAACTAGACCACCACATCGAAGAAGAAGGGCGGCCCAGAACTAGCTTGGGCCTGGGATTGTTCATAGCGCAAGAAACAGTCGCCGCCCACAATGGAACAATCAGCGTTACGTCCTCCGAAGCCGAAGGAACAGTATTTTCAGTCACATTTCCTCGCAACGGATAACATACGTGGGGCCAATTTTATAAATACTTGCACGGTTTTGTCATAGCCGTATCTCCCGTTGTACAAAATCCCCTAACGTTTTACCGCGTTAGGGGATTTTTGTTTACTTCCGCTCCCATTTACTCGACTGCGTCAGACCACGTCAGCTTGAACAAAGCAGCCCACGCTTCATCATTGGTGCCAAGATAAAATCGTTTCGGCGACTCCAGAGTAATCCAAGACAAAGAAGCCATTTTCCCAACATACAAACAGTTAATTTCGGCCCTCAACTCGTACTCCCATTCATTTTCGCCGCTCGGATCATCGTCCCAATTCTGGTAACACCAAGCGACCATTTCTTGCAGCGTCGCGATGTCGTCAAGGTATGCGCGATCGAGTTTCCATTCGTGTTGGAAACGTACTCCTTCACCGTAATCGGGCGAACACTTGTATTGCAGTTTGTTATTCATCACACCTATTCCACGGGATAATACTTGTTTGGGCGGCTAGATTGTCGGCTCAACCGACAATCTCACTCGTGACCTTAGACCACCGTTTCTTTCACACTGCCCGAATCATCGTTGCTCTCTTCAGGAGCTTCAGGTTCGGTACCAATCATCCAGGCGGGCCATGTACTGGTGCTAGTGCCGTCTACGTTGACTGGGTGTTTAGGTACGTAGTCCGGACCAAATGGCTGGAAACTTTCCAAAATGTGAAAATGCAGGTCGTCATCCGTATGGTTCACAATTACCAATCGCGAAGTGTTGTTGAAGTCTGGCCGCAATTTTTTGAACAAATCAGGCCACTCTTTCTTCTCAAAGGTAAAAGTTTCTGTGATCTGCCCATTATGGACGAGAGCTTTGATAGCGTTCGCCGCCCGCTCCCACAAGTCTTTTGGGTTAGGTTTCTTAGGAGGCTGCGCTGCCCTTTGTTGTTTTTGCTGATCGGTCACGCCCTTCTTGATCGCGTCCAGACCACCTTTCGACGCGACCCATTCGGCAAAGCTGTTTTCGTCTTTTTCAGCAGAAATCGCTTGTTTCAGGATTTTAGCGTCACCAGAAGCCTGTTTAGTATCATTGCGACGATAAATCCGCGACAGCAGGTGAAATTCAGATGTCTTCTTATTTTCCTCAAGGCCACATCTCTCTTTCAACTTACTCTTCAAACTAGTAATTTCGCTTTTGGTGGCATTCGCGAAAAACTTGGTGTAAATGCCCAAGATTTTAGCGAGACCGGAAATTGCAGCATTACGGCTGTTTCGCTCGAACGCATCACCCGCAATTTCGATTTCGTCCAATGCCTTCTCAAAGTCACTTTTTTCGGCACCGCCATTTACATAAACAGCGATGGGATAACTCGGCACTTTATTTCCGACTTTAGCATTTGCAACGGGAAAGTTGGAATTGTTCGGTTGGGATTGCAGACTGTTGTTGATAATCATAATTCGCCCTATCTAAGTTCGTTTGATTCCAATCGCTTGATTGGATAACTGAACTTTAATTTAAGGGCGAATTAGATACTATGAACGTGGTACCAAAGGTGGGCGGTTTGGTACCAAACCTACCTTACTTGGTGGCAAACGTCATGCCGTCCAACCACTTGATGATGGTCCTTTCGGCTTCGTATTCCGACATTTCGACTTCGCTTTTGTCAGCGAAAGCAAGGACTGCCTTTTTAATGAGCAGAGCAGCCTTGCGCTTCGTTTCATGCGTCTGATGGGAGGCTAACTCTCTCGCGAACTCCCGGATCGGGGCGAACTTCTCGCTGCGCTTGCTAGCACCCTTAGCACTACGCGACGCAATGATGTGGTCAATCGCAGGCTCGACCTTACTCAACCCTTCTAACTTTCCCAAATAGTACGTGGCACTGGCGATCTGATTCCAAGCTCTCATCTGATTGCCCCCCTCATCTGCTTTCAAGGCCTCAACACAATGCGCACAGCTTGTCACAAGCAGTATCATAAAGCCGCGATTTGCCTGTGCGGAATACATGGTCTTTCCACTGACGTTGAGATGTATCGGATCTTCCAGCGTGCTCGCGAAAAGAGGTTCAAAAATCTCTTCAAGGAAGTCGTCACCCGACTTCCACGGCTGTATTAGGCGGTATTGCATGATAAGCCGCGCGATGAGTTCATCAGTGGCTTGGTCGATTGAATCGGCTTCTAAGTTGAATGCGCCAATTGCTTTTTTGGCTACAGATGTTGCGGTCATGGGGGCTCGGGTCGGGGAACAATGTTGCTTGTATTATAGCTTGGAAAGTTGCAAGAATTTCCGCTTGGCATTATCGGTTTAACCGATAACTGCGAGCAAACCTGATAATCCGTGATTTCGCGTGTACTGGTACAGGAGAGCGATTTCCTCGATGGGAAAGCCAGAGCCTATGCGGGCTCCAGAGCCAGATTGACATCTGGCAGTCGTAGATGACCACGAAAATGTGATCTAACTAGCTGCCACTGGATTGAACAGCGAAAGCGATCACACATCAGCACGTCGACATTTTTGAGCATCCGACAGGAACAATTTGAACTCCGCCACCGTTCGCGTACCATGGATGTGTTCCAGCGTTTAGACGCCGGTTCCTAAATAGGTGTATAGGCAGCGGACGAGGTTGCGATGGTTAAGGTTTTCTAGGTGTAGTGAAGTCTCACTGCATAGTACCCAAAAACCCCACGTGCTCGTCCCATGTGGGGTTTTTCTTTTGTCACCCAACTTCCCCATTGCCAAACGATCACACAACGCTGATCAATACTGTTTCACATGAGATAGTAGCCAATGTACGGGAGCAGCCAACTACGGGACTGCCAGACGTACTGAAGTTTTAGTCACCCAAGGGAAGTCGATGGCTTGGGCAAAGAGGGGAAAATAAACCTAAATCCCTAGGACACCACGGACTATCCCGGCGTAAGACCAGAAACTTGGCAGACTGCAGGTAGAACATCGAACGGGTAACAGCAGGAGCTGACTCGCAGAGGAGGATGTGGTTGGGCAAAACCTTTCGAACAAAACGGGAGGAGGATTAAGGAATAATTGTGACTGTTGATTTTAGATGTTTTGCAGATGTGTTATGTGGAGCGAGTATGAGTTGAAAGGCGTTGTGCGTGAAACAAACAACGCTGCAACGAGTACTCCCCTGATGCAAGCGAAGCACGCAGCAGGCGAGCACTGTTAATACCTGACAGATGTTATTCCCTATTTCGTTTTTCTTTTAGGTACTTCTCTGACTTGATTCGTCAAGAATTTTTGAGGAATTCTTCTTGAATCAAAGTCACCTGACATCTTCGCTGTCGCTCAGGCGTCAGGGGACTTCAATGCCGAACTTCGCTGTCGCTCAGTAACCTGGCATTTCAGTCGCTTTCGAGAAAACCAATTTCCTTCTCAAACCCCAGAAAGTCACTGCGTTCCAGCGGCCTCGTCGCTATCGCTCCCCGGCTCGCCACCTGGAAGAAAACCAAACACCAACAGCCAGAAGGTCGCAAGCTCCCAGCGCTTCGCTTATTGCAAACCCAGGTGGTTGAATGAAAGAAGCGATTATGTTGGCAGGTGTGATGCGGTAATCAAACCTGAAATAATGCTCAAACTAAATGTTATGAACATGCAATTGCTTGTGTTAACTTATTAGTCCGCTAACAATAACTGTGGAGATGCAAATGAAGGTAATCGTTCCATGTACATGGCGTCAAGCAATGTCGCAAAAGTTTAATGTAGACAAGGTACTCAAGGAACCGAACAAGCTCAAGGAAAGTCGTCTCCAAGGGCTGGTAGACAAATATCAGGACATCGAAGAGTTAAAGCGATGGCTCGAACAACAAGACATCACCCATTACACACTCAATCAGCTTTACAGGACTTGGCCCAAAGCTCGCATTGCCCAATACGAAGGTCTGATGTTCCAATTCACTCAAGACAGCGACTTCCTGCTCTTCAAACTTACGTGGAACTAAGTAAAAGGCCCCAGCGGGCCTTTTCTATCTGCCTGTCAGGAATCGAGCGAACCTGGACTCACTGAACGGGCGGCCAGCGATTTTCTCGTACAGCCCCATTACATACCAGATTGCCGCAAGCCCAGCCGTGATCGCTGGTAAGACCTTGATGATTGTAAGCACGGTCACACTCGCTGCGATAACGTCTATAGTATGTTTAACTGCTGCTATTACTTCGTTGGTCATTTCGCGTCCGGCTCCGTGATTGCTTTGATTCGCACGCTTGCCGCACCACCGGTCAGCAAGCCCGTATAAGCGAGTGCGAAATTAGCCATGTCGAAATGCCCTGACTTGTAGCTGTCGTAAGCCGATAAGCCCAGGAACGACAGCGCGCCAATGATCCAGAGTACGCGGGCGACATCGACAGTTTGGTTGTCGATGCCAGTGATGATGTGCTTGAAAAAATCCATTGTCGTTTACCTGCTAGTTGGACCAGTCCAACGCGGCAGTGATGCCGCTGGCCGTCACTACATGACCTGTGTTGTCGGTCACGATGCATTGAAGTGTAGCGGTGGCTCCGCCATTGGCGTTCGTGGTGTAGCCGTGCGAGACGTTGCACGCGGCACTCGTGGACGCCCCTAGCCCGCAGCTGTTCGGGTTGCTGGTAAATGACCAGCTATAGGTGTAGCCGCCGCTACCGTTGGTGACGGATACGCTTGGATGGCAGGTCACCGTGCCCCCACTGGCCGAGCTTGCGCCTTGGCTGTCGCTATGACCGGTCACATTCATGGGAATGTACGAGCTTTTGCCGTACAGGTTGGACAGGCCGATAGCCCCGGACGGCACTCCGGCCAACGCACGCACGTCGGCATCGCCTAGGCTGATCGGGTAGGCGCGGCCCGGATTTACTAGGCGGATCTCATTCATGACGTCGGTTAGACTGATGCCGCCGCCTGCTTGTAGAGTCATACAGCCCCCTTTTGACGGAGCAGCATTGCCTGAAGGATGGCGAAGTTCAGGCCACCATAGTTGACGGACAGCGATCCGTCTTGCGCCTCCATGATTGCTTCTGGGACGATGGCACGAATCTCTTGCGCCGAACCACCGACAGATGGCCCGCTGCCGTCGATCCAGTCAAAGGTGCCAGCCAGCTTCATGTCTGCCAAGGCGTCTAGCTGCGCATCGGACAGCGGCTTCCAATTCTCCTTCTTTCGATCATCGGAGGTCTGCGTGATGACTGGTGCTGCAAGCACACCTGCATCGGTCAAGCTCATAATTACATTGGAGTATGCGCTGTTGACGACTTCAAAGTTGCCGCCTGTCACACGTAACGTCTTCGAGGGATTGGCTCCGTTACCCATCATGTTGATCTGTACACCCGAGCCACTGGTGTTGATCAGATTCATGATGTTGCCGAACGTGTTATAGGTGATGGTTGCAGGACTATCGTCAGCCAGCAGGGTTTTCCAAGCTGTCCATGAGTTACCGCTGGAGACGTCGAAGTTACCGAAACGGACCTTCATGTTACCGCCGCCATTGGTTGGGGAATAAGGCACATACATCTGTAAGCTGCCGCCACCACCCGAGTACGTCCGCATGTTCATTACTGAGCCATAGCTAGGCCAGCCGTCAACACCTTGCACAAAGCTGCTTTGAATACCCATTGGATAGGTGGTTGGTAACGTCGCTGCATTCCAGATGAAGTTATTCAGCGCAGTGAGCGTCGTCGCGGATGTAGAGCTACCTGTCACGTTAACGGGCCATGTGCCAGTTGCGCCGGTCCCATCGCTTGCCGCCACGCCGAGTGCGGAGCGAGCAGCAGTAGCGGTAATTGCACCAGTCCCGCCATTGGCAATGGCGACCGTGCCAGTGACGTTAGTAGCAGTGCCCGTAGCGTTTCCGGTTACGTTGCCGGTCACATTGCCAGTTACGTTGCCAGTTAAAGGGCCATTGAATGAGGCCGCAGTAGCCGCACCAGTTACGCTAATTGCACCAGTCACTTTTACTGCACCGTTGACTTGTAGCTTGTTGGTGCCATCGTCAGTTGTAGTGCCAATCAGCACACGGCCCACGCTGTTGATGCGCAGGTTCTCGACACCCGAAGCGACAAGGGCCAGCATTCCAGATGCAGGACGAAAAATGCCCGACGACGCTTCGCTGTTAAACGCAATGCCCGGCACGCTGCTGGTGCCGTCAATGAGCTTTAGCTGACCGGCCATTGACGCTTGGCCGTCGCGCGGCAGCACATTGTTGAACGTGTTGCCAATGTCTGTCACGAGCGTATTGAACGTGGCGGATTGGATGACAGTGCCTGTTGCTACTGGCTGACCTGCTGGCGGCACATACGTACCAGAACCGTTGTATGACATGGGGTTGACCCTCTTATTATTCTTTGCGGCTCATGCCGCTATCGTTATTTACTCGCCAAGCGAACCTGCGCTTCCTGCCGTAGTTGCGCCTAATGCTTTCGCGATCACGCTTGCCAATACGGGATCAAGTGGCTTACCACCAGCACCTGTCAGCATTCGGATCATGGTCGGGTTCTGCGAAGTTGCTGCCCTGGCCAATAGGCTAGATACAAGCTGCTTCGCACCCACGCCCGCGAGCGTTACCGGACTTGGATGCACGAGCACCGCTGCCGTGTCGAGTCCATGACCGCCAACAGCTTTGCCGATAATCGAACCCAATCCATGCCCGCCTGATGGTCCGTACAAATCGGCCGCAACGCCCGCGAGGTCTTGATACGGCGCATCGCCTTTCAGGAACGCATTGCTGAATGAGCCTGTCTTTGCAGCTTGCAGCATCTGGCGCGGAGTGACGATGCCAGTATCGTTGCTGGCCTTAACCATCTTCTGCACGGCAAGCAGACTGCGATACTGATCGTTCGCGGCCTTGAAAGCGCTCTGCTGTTCAGGCGTCATGTTGCTGGTCAGCGCATTGTTGATCTTGTCGATGACCTGTCCGGCCAACTGCTTCTCGCCATGCGTCGTGCCTTGGCTGTAAAGAACGCTTTTTAGTTCGCTGGCTAGTCCCTGAACATCAGCACCAGCAACCGGCGTTCCTGCGTCAATGGCCTTCGTGAGATTTCCGATTGCTGTATGCACGACGTTGTTATTGGCGATGCCTTCCGTGAGTGGGTTCGTGCCCTGCTTCACGAGCGCTTGCAGGTCTGCCTTCATTGATTGCGGCAACATGATTTGCACGTTCGTGGCGTCGTCCAATGCCTGCTTAATGCCGGGACGCGCAGCGTTCAGCATGTTGGTATCGATTGGCCCCGCGTAGTTCTTCAATCCCATGCCTTCCGCGACCTTGCCCGCGATTGCAGCTTCGCCGTCTGCCTGGCTGCTGATCACGGCCTTGGATGTCGGCATCGAATCCGCGATGTTACGCCAGAACCCATTCGGGCCGTTGACACCCGCGACAGTGGTCGGCAATCCCTGTGCCTGGGCGTCAGCGAGTCGAGCAGTTGCAGCGGCATCACCACCTAGTGCCTTACCTGCGATTGCAGCCAAGCCCTTCCCTGCCCCGTAACCAACACCGCCGCCTACTGCGCCAAGTGCGCCTTCGGTCGCGATGTTCTTCAAAATTTGACCGTCGCCAGTTGTCGGCGTCAGTGCGCCCATGCCAGCACCGGCAGCGCCGTTTGCAATCAAGGCAGGAATCAAACCTTCTGGAGCAAGCACGCCAGCAGCCACGTATGGCAGCGCCTTGACGCCCACATTACCAATCTGACCGCCTGCTGTATTGCCGAGTGCCTGACGCATCGGATCGGCTTCGGCCTTGGCCTGTTGTGCTTGCAACTGCTTAAGCGTGGCATCGTCGCCAGTAACGCGATTTGCCAATTGGCGAACACCGCTACCAATGTCAGATACGGCATTGCCCGCGCCTTGCGCAAGGTTCGTCACGAAGCCTTGCTCATTTACCCTCTGTCGAGCTGCCTGGTACTGCGCCAATGGCGAACCGCCGACTTGCTGCACGATGTCATCGGCTGACATGCCGCTCGATGTCATGTGCTGGATCATAGACGACACGGGCGACTTCGCAAGCGACTGCACGACTGCTTGCGGCGATGCGCCACTTTGAATCATGCCCACGACTGCATTTTGAGTTGATGCAACTACTTCAGGGCTAAACGGCTGAACGGAGGATGACGAATCCAAATGACCGGCCAGCTTCGCAACATACGCGGAGGTTTCTTTCGGAAGAAAGCCGTGATTGGCAAGCGACAGCGCGTCGGTGGGAAGACCCGCACCCGCAGCGGCCTTGATGGCCTTATCCAAGTTACCCGGCCCCCAATTGTAAGCAGCACCAGCGAGCAAGGGATCACCATACTTCTTCGATAAGTCGCCCAGGTAGTCGGCAGCCCCACGAGTTGAATCCGCTGTATCGAGGACATTGACGTTGTACTGCTTAGCAGTGCTGGGCATGAACTGGAACGCACCCTGCGCGCCCGCGGACGATGTGCGGCCAACCACGTCTGGATGACCACCAGCGGTTTCATTTTTTAGCACACCAGCGAGCAAGCCCGGTCGCAAACCGCGATCTTGTTCAAGACCGCCTGCGAACTGCTGCCAGTTCGGATTGTTGATGAGTAGATCAGCCATTATTTGAACCCGTATTGTGCTGCGCTAACTTGTTGGCCGCGACCCGGAACAGCAGCCGCCGCACCTGGAGCCGTGGTCTGCAATCTGGCTGCGTGATCCTGCAATGCCTGCTTTTGTCTAAGCAACTGCTCGTTCATGCTGGCGATAATGTTCTTCGCCGCCTTCGCGTCGGTTGTCTGCTTCAAGCCGCCGTTATCGCGCATGTACTGAAACTCGCTTTGGGCCATACGGGGTGCGCCGCCAGCCTCACCAGCACCCGCTAGAGCATTACGCGTTTCGCTGAATAAGTCCTGCGCAAGCAATGCGTTCAGCTCTTGACGACCCGGTGTCCAGTTAGGCAGATGGCCCGCCACTACGCCAGTCTCTGTCGAGTCGTACAGTTCCTCGATTCGCTTGTTTCGCGCCAAGGCCGTATCAATTGCTGCCAAAGCATTTGCATTCGACTGGACAGCAGCGCCAATCTTTGCTGTCTGCTCGTCATTGCGGGCAATGACGCTGGAATCAACGACCGGCTTACCGTTGGCATCGACCATTGCTGACGTGCTGCCGTCTTTGTGTACGTTCAGGCGGTTGCCGTGTTCGTCTGTGGTTTGCCCTGTAACGATCTTGTCGCCACCACCACCAATGCGCTGATGTTGCGTTGCGCCAGTCGCTGAATCTTCCGTGACTTGAATAAAACCCCCGTTAACCGGATCAGCCATGACAGTCGTTTTGTAGCGGCCAACTTTGCTGCCGAACATTGCATTCATTTGTGCTGTTGCCATCTGCTGGCCCATCGGCCCCGTGCGGGCAATGGCTTGTAGTTGCGCGATCTGGTCAGCTTGTGTCGGCTGCGCATTGGCAACAGCCTGATCGATCATGGAACGCGAATCGCCATTCGAAGCTGTCGGCTCCTGCTGCTGGGCCATTTGCGGCTGTGGCGCTGGTGGTGGTGCCATTTGCGATTGCGGCATAGGCGCTTGGCTCTGTTGCGGCATTGGAGGCATCGCAGGTGCTGACGTAGCGGGACCAGTCGCATCAGTGACGTTCTGTGACGTGCCAGGTGCATTACCTGTTGGGGCCGGAGCTGGCGATGGCGAACCACCACCGAATAATTTTGCAGCGGTCGCAATGTCGCTTGGACTAAGGCCACCACTCGCACCAGTCGGCAGATTAGTCGGTGGGCCAAGCTTGCCCGACACGCCGCTGCCTGATCCGAAACTTTGCGGCCCACCTGTAACTGCTTGCGATGGCGCTATCGACACATTCGCGACAGGCATCGCGGCACTAGACGGCGCAACACCTTGCATCGATCCAAGTGCCTTAGCGGCTGCTTGCGCGAGTGGGATTGTTGTCGTCGTCGGCGTAGCAACTGCAAAGGTCTGCACATCTGGTGATTGATCTGCATTCGGGTCGATACGCTTACCGCCTTGAATTGTGCGGCTCGCTTCACGTTGAAGCTCCGCATCGCTCTCCGATTTGGCCTGTGCTGCGGCAGCACGTTGACCGGCTGGCGAATTCTTGGGGTCCATCGCCCAGGTCAATGCATCTTGCGAGTCCTGCGTGAGTTGCTTCTGTTTGTCGTCGGCTTCACTATTGGCGTTGACACCCAGAACACCAGCCAGGACGCGGGCAAGCGTAGAACCCACAGTATTGCCGCCAGCGAAGCCAGTAAAGTCACCGCTCTTGACGAACTGCCCTTGATTAGACTGCGCGGCCAATGCCTGTAACGCCTGAGCAGCTTGCCGCTGACGTGCCAGCTTTTGCGTTTCAACGTCGTAATTAAAAGTGCTCGGATCAGATGGCGTAGAGGAACCGCCGAACCAGTTATTTGTCATTCAATGTCTCCTGTGCTTCGATGAGACGACGAATAAACGGCTCAACGACCACTCTAATTTTTATCAGACGTGCATTCACTTCGGACGCAACTTCTGGATGGTTCACCACTAGGTATTTATGGGCACCATGCTCAAGCCATGCAGTGCAACGCATGCAATCAGGTGTCGAGGTCATGCCTGCGGCATAGAACGGCGGCAAAGGGATACCGTGATCGGCAATGCATTTTTCGACATCTGCCGTTGTCCAATGGGCTATCGGAAATAGCAGTTGGATGCCTTCGATTACCGATCCATTCACGACGTGGCTTTTGGTGCTGTCTTCGTCTCGCTGCCCGCGCATCAGCAACGTGATGCCGTCTGCCTTCATGCGCTCGTGCATGGGAAACATGATCGATTGGAAGCAGCAGTTGTGGCGGTCGATCAATGGTACGTAGCCTTCAATGTCATCGCGGGCAAACTGGAAACCCGTACCCGGCTGCATGACATCGCTAGGCCAGCCCATCTGCTCGTGAACCTCGTTGACACGCCCCACAATTTCAACGAAGTGCGGCACGACGGTTTTGACTGCGTCGATGAGCGCTTTTGTTTCCGGGTACGCGTCACCGCTGTTCGTGTAGTAGACCGTGATGCGATCCCAATACGGGCGCAATGCCAGCAGCAAAGCTAGGCTGTCGCGGCCACCGCTGAACTGAACAGCAATGCGCTTATGCGCATCGATCACGGAGTTGAAATCCATGTTAGCCATTAGAATGCGACAGCCGCTGCCATGCCGAGGGCGCCGACTGTACCCATTGTCGAACTCGCATTCGCACTGTTTTGTGCTGCGACACCAGATGCGTACTGACCTGCCGCACCTGCCGCGCCGGTGTAATCCGCACCCGGCGTGTAACCCGCTGCGGTGAAGCTTGGCATTGATGGGCTGGCGACCTGCTGACCAGTCAGAACCGCGTTCATGCTGTTCAGCGGCTGCAAATAATTCTGGTACTGATTCTGGTAGGCGGTCGTGTATTGCTGCATCGCTTGGGCATACGACTGCTGTTGCGCCGCATTGCTGTTTTGTATTGCCTGCTGATTCGCACCGTATGTGCCGAGAGCCTGACTATAAGCTTGACCGGTCGCCGTATTGGCCGCGTCGAAGCTGCTCAGCCCTTGCGTATAGGCCTGATTTTGTGCAGAGTTACCCGCCTGATAGCCCGCCAGCGCCGACGCGTAATTGGTGTTGGCAAGCTGGTTGCCGGTTAGGACAGCCTGATTCGCCAACTGGTCTTGCTGCTGACCTTGGACACGCAATGTGTTCTGCATCGCGTTGTTGTACGCTTCGGTGCCAGGAGTCAAACCCTGCATGCGCAGTTTGGAATCGAGATTGTTTTGGTCTTGCTGCCATCCATCGGTAAGCAATCCCGTTGCTGCCTTGTAGGCTGCTTGGGTTCCAGCATCGGCTGTCGCCTGATCGAATTTCGGCGCATTCAAATTCACACTGCCCGCTGCCGACGTGTAAGCATTCGGATCGGTTTTCACTTGCCCAGACGGATTAAAGCCTTGGAAATTGCTGTTGATGGCCGGTACACCATTCAAGTACGAAGACATGTCAGGCGGTTTAAAGCCGTTCGCCATCTGGCTTGCGACTTGGCCCTGCAGGGTCGTTGCCAATGACGACTGGTTTTGCTGGATCTTCTGCTGGTCGTTCAGCGCAGCTTGCTCCGCTGGCGTCAGCGTCGTGGTATTTGTCCACTTCGTGTACGTGTTGGCATCTGGTCTTGTCTTCGGGTCAGAACCTGATGCTTGCCAATTCGCGAGCGCCGTATTGTAGGCGGCATTATCCGAAGTTGATGCCCAAGTGGAAGAACCCCACGGCGTAATTTGATCCGGTCGGTTTGCGTATGTTTGCGCGTTTAAATTCTGTGCGTTGCCTGCGGCAGTCGCTTGCGCTGCACCTGTGTAATCCGGTGCTGGTGGTGCTGATCCTTTGGACATCTCTGCGTCCTCATAATGTAAGTTCAGTTGCTATTTAGCGAGTGATGACACTCCTTTCTGTCGTAGCCGACGAATGAATTAACGCTGCTGATTCGGATTGAAGACCGTACCGCCCTGCATCGTTTGCGTTTGCATGCCGGGAGGAATTTGCTGCTGCGATCCCGCAGGTACAGCCGATCCGCCTTTGCCCAATTGCGACATAAGCATCGTTATCGCCTTCAGTTGGTTGTCGCTCAATGACGACGCATTTGGTGCGCCAGTTGCTGGTGCTGCTGGTGCTACTGGTGGTGGTGATGTACCTTGACCCATTTCATTTCTCCTGATGTTTTGAAGGCTTTGACCATGGGCCTGCCAACCATTGTTTTCGCGTCAATCCGTAGATCAACGCATCCTTGTCTTCGCCGAATGCATCTTCCAGACGCGCGGCAAAGACATGACCTAATTTCTCGTGCATGGTGATTGCTGCCGTGTTATTCACCGACACCGTAAAGTTGAAACGGCTTTTGCCTGCATGACGGAACACGAAGTCGTAAACCGTGAACGCGAAGTCGCGAGTAAGCCATCGACGTGAGCCATTGCTTGCAATGTTCCCCTCGCAGGCAAAGGGACTCCATCGATTGATGGCAACGACAGCGAGGATTTCGGGTGCGCGATCTTCATGCGTGATCAAGTGGGCAATCGTCCTGCACTCGCTCGCATTAAAGTCGCCGACACAACCAATGCGCTCCTGCATCCATTTCAGGAACAGCGGTGCATGCCGCTGGTCGGTAATGATCACGTGCTTAGGCAAAGGGGCCACCCGGCGCAACTAACAAATCAGTCGCGCTCCAAAGAGTGTCGGCAGTCGCACTCACGGACACCGTGACCGCCACATACGTGCCTGGGTACGAAGCGACGCCCGTCCAACGATTCACAGTAGTGAGGTTGCCTACCCATGTGGTATTTGGGTCGTCCCATTTAGCTGCATCCCAGACTGCACCTGTGGCCGGATTGACGGTCGCACTGCCAATGATCGGAGTCAGATCGAAGTCCGTGTTGACGCCCACATAGACGTTCGGACTTGAGCTGCCAGTGACCAGAAACGGCTTTACCTGCTTGACGTGTTTGACGACGCCACTGCCGAAGGCTGCATCCATGGAGCTGAACGCGGTCATGGCCGTGGCGATGATGTTGTTGCCCCCTGCCCCATTGATGTCGGCTCCGTCCTGATAGCCGATGAACGCGAGTGCCACGAAGCCCGTACCGCCGAAGTAGAAGGCGTCGTTGAATAGGTCGTAGCACTGTGCAGGCCAGCCGGTAAATTGAGTCCAGCCTTGAGTGATGGTGTTGAAGCAGAACTGGAAATTGTTAGCTTGCAGACTTTGCGGAATGTTCAACAGCATCACGTTTGCACCTGGATACACCGATGCCTCAAAGCCCGGAGTATTGGAAAGCGAAGCAACCAGATTGCTGATGGTCGGTGAAATTTTGTACGTGAGCGCCGATGCGCTTTCGACGCGTGCGCTTTGCAGGTATTTGCTCATCGGGTTCAGGCCATCTTGAGTCAAGATGAGCAAGTCGCCTTCATACTGCGTAGTGCAACGGCGACCAACCGGCGAGCCAATCTTGTATTGACCGATCATCGACCAATCAGTTGCACTGGATGGGTTCGTGCCTTGGAATACCACGACATCACCCTTGTCGGAAACGCCGACGAGCATCGCCTGCGTGCCACTCGATCCGCCGCTATCCATCGTCCACGTCGCAAGCTTTTGCAACTTGCCGCCATTCGGAAAGAACGGGCCGAAATCCAACGGATGCAACGCCCCGCCGACTTGGCCGATGTCGCAGTAGTAGCCCACGGTCGTATTGTTCGCGACAAACCAAAGGCGCTGCTGGTGCAGCAAGACATCGACGAAATTGCTGATGCTGACTGGATTGGAATTGGCGTCAGTTGCCGCGAACTGGCCGACGCCCGCAGGGCTTGCGACCTGAGTGCATGTCTGCCAAACAGAGCCGTTGTACAGACGCGGGGCATCGGCGCCATTAACTGCAATCAGGATGCTCGCTGATGCCTGCGTGTACGTCTGCACGACGCTTTGCCAGTAGTTGTTCGTTGCGCTTAGTCCAGACACGACAGGCGCGCCCACGACGCCGCCGCTGGTCACATCGTAAATGCCACTACCACTGCAAGCAAACAATCTGCTGGCACCGTTGGAACGTCCGTGATACGTGAGCAGACTTGTGACCGTTCCCGGTAAGCCAGTCGCCCATTTACGATAGCCAGGTCGCACAGCCAAGCCTTGATTGGTAGCGACGAAATTTTGGATGCTTAACCCGTAGCTTGGGTCCATTGACTGCAAGGGATCGAGCGTGTTGATGCCTCGGAATGGCGCGGGCATCTGCACGTTTTGCGCGCTGCGCTGTTGCGGCGTGAATGACGTTTTTCCCATTACACGCCGCCAAAGCCGGTATCTGGAATGTTGGCAGTCGAGAGCAACGGGATGCCGCCAGTGCGACCGCAGATGTTCAAACTACGTGGCGCTGTGTCAGTGCTTTTCGCGTATTCCAAAGCGCGGGCGTAATCGACCAATGCCGCCGTCGTATCCATGTTCACGCTTGCGAGCCATTTCAGCTTCGCGCCATAGGTCACGCAACGATGGTCAAGAACGATCTTGTCGCTGTCCTGCTGGAACGCGCTTTGAGGAACGCCGGCACTGCTGGTGCAGTACGCATTGCTCATGTATTCGTAGACGAAAGTGTAAGGAGTGGTTCCAGGTACGGGATAAAGGTACATCCGGTTGTTCATTATCCGATAACGAATAAATGGGCTTGATGCCAACTGTGAAACCCTAATCTGTTCCCACTCAGGTCCGGTCAATGGCCCCATCATCGGCCAGCGATTATTCTGGTCAAAGAACGTACTGCCGATGAAGCGCTCTTCGTCAGTTGGAAACGCGTAGTTATCAACTCCGGGGGTCGTGGTAAATGTGTAGCTCTTCTGTAAAACCTGCCAATCGTACTCGCGAAGCAAGTCATCGCAAGTGGCTTGGATCATGCCAAGCAGCTTTAAAATG